CAGTTATATTGGATATGTCCAGTTTTTTCGAGCCCGCCTCCTAATCTCTAACCACGACCAGATTATCGAGCTGGTCGACGATATGGACAAGGAAACAAACGATATTAGACAAGAGGCGTTAAAAATGGCATGGTACATGCGAGGTGGTCTTAGTTATGATCATGCCATGCAACTTAGTGTTCAAGAACGAAAACTAATCAATGAGATTATTAAAGACAATCTCGAAACCACTAAAAAATCAGGATTGCCCTTCTTTTAGGAGATACAAAATGAAATTAGATTTAGCACAAGTAACTCAAGATATTGCACAGTGGGTTATTGATTTTGTAGAAGTTCCGCAGGCTGCTCTGGGTGGGTGGTCGCCGTGTCCATATGCTCGCAAGGCTAGAAACGAAAACGACTTTGAAATTCGCATTGGCACCGATCCGTATTTAGATTTAGTGGCACTGGCAAAAGAAGGGCCAGTGAATGTCGGTGTAATTGCTATTGTTTATGATCCTAAAGAGTGGCCACACGAACAGTTTGCAATGATTTTAGAAGCGGCTAACTTACAGCATCTACTAAAAAATGATATTATTGTTTTAGAAGATCACCCCGACGATCCAGAAATTGTCAACGGTCTTTCTATGAACCATGGCACCTATGCTATGGCATTGGTTCAGAGTCTTAGTGAGTTGAATAAAAAAGCCCAGCTTGTTGCCAAGGCAGGCTTTTATGATTCTTGGCCAGAAGAATACTTAACCGCGTTGTTTAAGCACCGTATAGATCCGAGGACAGCTTAATCTTACTATCGCGCTTGCAGAGCCAACGATACCGATCTACATCCTGCGTCCACTCTCGTCCGTCCCACCACTCAAACCCTTGTATGTCTGCTTTATAAACACTACTTCGTTCGTAACCCGGACCTAGATACACATACTCGTACCTTTCTTGTTTGGCCCAGGCAATCTCGTGTTCCAGGCTACGACTACCTAATCTAGTTGCCGGCAAGCTGTAATCCCAAACAAATAAACAAGTTTCAATTGCTTGATCTGTATAGTGTCGTAACTTTGCCCAGGCTACCATTGAGTCTTGTTGCCAGTAACCCATAAAACGATCTTGACTTAATCTCTGTCCTATTTCAAAATACTTTTTAAATTTTTTGTAATAACAGTAAGCGGTATAGATATGATCCATTTCGGTAAATTGCGCAGGAGTTGGATCTGCAATTAAGTTAGCATCGTCTAATAATTCATAATCGGTTACAGATGTGTTTACCCTGGTACTGCGACTTTGGTACCAGCGTACTTGATTATTTTTTATAGTCTGCAGGAAACCAAAATCAAGTGCAGCATTATATTCCTCTGGTGCTACATCGACTAGCTCACATCCAAAGTGAAAGAACTCACCTTGCTCCTGGTGTCCAAAATTATGGTCGAACTGAATTTTCATATAATTATGTATGTACTTTTAAACTTAAGGAAAAATAATGGCAGACTTGTATACAATTTGGGCAAACAAAGAAGGCGATATTTCTGATATTGACTTTGTTAACGGAATGAAGAACTTTCTACAGCACCTTGTTAACGAAGACAAAATGATATCATTTAGAATAACAAGATGTAAGATGGGCTTTAGATCTGTAGCGGACATGCCCGAGTGGTTCATAATTATGGAATTTAAAGATATGGCACAAATCGACGAGGCATTCCGTCGTGTTGCTCCATTAGAAGGAGAACTCGAAGACAAACATCGCAGTTTCAATCAGTTTGTTGCAGGAGATATTCAACATGCACTTTGGAGAGACTATCCTGATACCTTTTGAGAACTTCTTAGCGAAGTTCTATGTGTTTCGCTAAAGCTCACACATGATTGTCTTTCTTACGCATTATCCAGATTATGTGGTCACAATTCACCGTATGCACGGTGAACTGACTCTTTTCACATTATCCGAGTGACAGCAGTCATTTATCATAAAGAGATTGTATTTCTACGCAGAGGCGGTTGACCGGTACCCCTTACTCTAGCTTCACATATCAACGGAACCCTAGTGACCCGACGATAAATCCAAGTCCTATAAGCTGGGGTTGTATCTTTTTCACATGTCCCCGACCATTTGTTGCCTTAAGTTAGCAATTGCCTTTCGCACACAAGCTATTCTGGACCGGGTATCTCACCGTTCCTCCTTGCGAGTCTAGCTACCTAGACCAAACATAGCGGATTGTTGCCTGTCTAATTTTTAAATATAATTGAGTTTTTTTAATGCTGATTGACAAAAGTCTGCGAATAGTTGATGTTGTAGTGGCCCTGGGTGTTGATCATCAGCACCCAAATCAACCCAAGCTGCTGGTGATTTAAAGTTTTTATAGTTTATAAATTCAGGTAGATTGTTCAAGTGCAATGCCAGCTTAGATGATGATAGTATGCCTATAATTAATAATTTTACATTGATTTTCCTACAAAAATTTACAAGTTGGTGTATTTTAATTACAGATTGATAAAAACAATTGTCATCTGTAATTAGTCTATCCAGTATGTTGCTAGATAAATTTGTAAAGGGCAATAGATCGCTTCGATTTTGATGATTTGCACCTATATGCCATACTGTATTTTTAGTAGTCCAATAAGGAAATCTAAATTCTTCAGTTAACCCAAGTATGACAATGTCATTAGCACAGATATCAGATCTAACAAGTTGATCTACGGCCCACGGTATAGACGATCCGCCTTCAGTTAAAAACGATACCGGTAACTCTAAAGAATCTGCAACCAATTGCCCATACCGTTCTGCTTGTTCGATCCCAACACCATGCGATATACTACACCCAGACACCCATAATTGCTGATCATTTTTTTTTCGAACATCAACTAGCTTGGTGTATAACTCTGCAGAGTAGTTTGATAAGTCTAAATTGTAAACATTATTTTTTTGTTGTTTAAAATCATACAAAATGTATTCGGTTAATTCCTGCATAGGAGCAGACCACACTTTAGGAGGGTAATAGTAAATGTTATCTGCTAAATCAAGTAAGTCATACACGATATTATTATTTTCAAAGACTTTGGGTAAATCACCTAGAGAAGTATAGATAGTTGCATCCTTGGTTGGCGGATTACTTAAAAATTCTGCGTAGTTAGAATGATCAATTAAAAATGCCAGTGGATCAGCCAAAACGGCTGTATCAGCAAGCTCGATGTCGGTGTCCCCAATGTATAAATCAATTGTCATGTAATTTTGTTTTTTATGTGACTACCATGTATACGGCAAACTATCTGCCCGTTATAGTAGTCGTCTGACTCTAATACTCTATGATTAAATTGTTCTCTAGCTTCTATGTAACTACAAGCTGCCTTTGATGTACAATAAAATAATATTTCTCTTGTAAAGTTGTCTGAGCCTAGCTCTGCAATGTCTCGGTTGAGTTGATCGTTACTGCCGAAATAAGTTTGCCAGTCTGAATCTATTTTGCTTCTGATTCGTTTGCGTTTTTTGTTGCCATTCTTTTGTTTTACTACTCGATATGTTGTTTTACTAAATTTTGCTAATTTTTTGCCAATATACTTTCTGCCGGTGAGTCCATTTACAATAATGTAAACAAATCCAATACAATCTTCGGGTAGTGCTACTACTTCCGTGCCTTTATAAGTCCACACTATACTGCTAACTTCTTACTAATTGCGGTCCTGCCTAATACCCAACTGTCGCCTGGACATTCTCTACTTTTCTGAGATACGCCGTCTTTGCTCCACCATCTATTTCCGATTGTTGCTTGTGTACGCTTAATAATAACTTCTTGCGACTGCTTCCGGCCAGACATTGTCGCTGATTGTTTTAACTTTTGAGTCTCTGATTTAGGTTTTCCTTTTGCTGCCAGCGACATATTTAATTTGTGTTCTGCTGATTTGGGTTTTCCTTTATTTCCTTTAGCATTTTTATTGCCTAACATTGTATTAGAAGACACACCTTCACCACCGTCAGTTTTATTTCTTAATATTCCTGTTTTTAAATCTTTCCTGCCATACCAACGAATCATTCGTCTTTCAATAGCAAATGCTCCAAGCTCGGTAAGTCCTGACTCTAATATTATTATTCTATCAGTAGGTGGAACCTTTACTTTGTGGTCCTTGGATTTATGTCTCAAATCGTGCCCCTTGCCTATGTAATACGGCGAACCGTCTACTCTTAAATAAGCATACACATAATAAATATTCATTGCTGATAGTCCTATAAACTGTTAGAGTTAGCGGATACTCTAATATCGCGGCTAACACTACTATTTAGCTGATTACCAACACCGGTTAATTTTTCCTAACAAATTGTCATCATGCTATCTCTACGTCCGTATTGTAACTTGTAAAGCCACCTTCTTTTATAACCTTAAGAATGTTTTCTACTCGACCAGCTAGCTCATCTCTATGACTTACTAGCCAAATTGACTTATGGCGTTCTCTAGACATTTGTTTTAACAAGGCCAGGGCATTTTCTACACCTGCTGTGTCTAGTCCGTTATCGATCATTTCGTCTATGAACAACAAATTAATAGGTTGATATAAACTTTCAAACACATCACGGAATGCCCAGCTCATGCTTAGGATTAGTCGATTGCGTTCACCTCTGGATAAGTTGTCAAAGTCCAGCTCTCTACCCAGCTCTTCAATGCTGACAGTCAAGTCGTTTTGGAATACCACAGTGTGCGGCAAGCCCACACGATCCAAGTAGTGGGTGAGTCGAGCATTTAG